CATAACTGGGATTACCAAACGGTCCGAAGCTTCCTTCAGCGGGACTTTCCGCAAGTTGTCCAAACCGATCAGGTCGCGCGATGGATCGTTACGGTCAACAGGCAAGGGCTTGGCGAACTGGTCCGGAATCTCCGCACTCGCCAGAGCCAAGGTGTGACGGCCACGCGAGAGCAAGCCCATCGCTGGGTATGCCAGGCGCACCGCTGGGACCAACCGTCGACGGGTGGTGGCTCGCGCACGTCCGATCGGCCGCCTTTTGTCGGTCCTCGGGATCACCAGACCATAGCAAAGCGTCTGGAATTCCAATCTCGGGGGAAACATATCCCGTACTTCCGAGCAGCCGTGTACGGTCAGCAGATTCCGAACAACCGGTGGACCCAGGCAGCTTTGCGGCCGTACTCGGACCCGTTCCAGCTGGCCAATGGAAACGGCTTCGTCGTCAATCAGGACGGGTTCTGGGTTGTGACGGTGAAAACTGACTGGGCGCTTGGTCGAGCGTCTGCAATCGTTGGAACCGGGCAGGCCACGAGCCTCCTCGTAAACGGGAAAGAAGTCGCCATCCGCGACTACCTGGATGACGACGCCTATTCGGCCAAGGCTCCAATCAATACCCTGACCTGGCTCGATACCTTCGAAGCCGGTTCCACGCTCAGTGTAGCGGTCCGGACCGAAGGGCTTGGAGATAATTACATCGCTACCGCGAACATATATCTTCGTGCGTTTCTGGTTCGCTGCCTCGACGATCCGTTCGACATGAGCGGATTCGAGCTACCGCCGGACCCCAATTTCCCAGAGCGGGATTATCCGCTACGTGGTTACTGTGCAGTGTCCGACTCTATGCCGACGTTGCCTCATCAGCCGAATACATACTCGTCGGACGGTGGAACCACCTGGGGATACAAAGGTCCCTATGTAAATGAAGTCGATGGAACAGTGGTTTACTATCACCTTTCATCGAACGGCATCACGCCAGTAAAAACGAACTACTCATACGACCCCGCCGACTGGCAGAGCGGAATGGCCAACTACTGGTCGGGGGTCTGGTAATGGCTTTCTACCCATACCAGTACAGGGAATGGACGACGAAACGGGACTTTTCACAGTACATCCATGAGTCCCATGTCAACGACGTCCAAGATGAACTCCACGCCACACAAACCGTGATCGGCGTGAATCCCCACGTCGCCACAAATGACCCCGGTGGGATCACCAAGGATTACGGCACGGTCGCCGCTCGGCAGACCGCTTACGCCAGAGGGGAGCAGCTACCGTACTACCAGGGCAGCATCTTCGGACATTTGCTGGACCCTCGCCCGACAGATCCCAACGGCCCGGCGGACCCTTCTCCTGAGCGGCCTGGTCGTTATCGGCAGCGGTGCAAAGAGCTGGTCGACCCTCGTGGCCGTCACTGGTTGCTCCCCGTTTACCGCCTGAAGGATGAACCTGAAACGGAGATTTGCGGATTGCCGATTCTGGCCGATGATCCCCAAACGATTGCCGACGGGGGTTGGCAAAGAATCCCGTTCACTGCCAACGATGATCCGTTTCAAATGGGGATGCTCGACGGGGTGATTCTCAATGAAACGGGACTGTGGATGATCAGCTTGAAGGTCGACCACATCCCGACAGAGGACACCACGCTTGTTCAAGCACGTCGTCGAGCCCGTTTGGAAATTGACGGCAGAGACGTCACGCTCGTGCATATGGTGCGGGAGAATCCGCGTACGGCCGACGGCCACTTGCACAACGTAATCAACTGGATTGAGATCCTGCCAAAAAACACCAAAATCACGGCGTCGGCCCGTGTCGACGGCACCGACCTCATTGAGACCGTGCCAATCAACGCATACCTTCGTGTGAATTTGATTCGTTGTATTGACGACGTGCCGACCGATGGTTACCTGCGGGACTGGCCACAGGCGATCTATAACCCGCCGCCGCCACCTCCCAGATCTCCTGCACCCGACCCGGTAAGGCCAATTGCCACGCCATCCCCCGGCAACAGCGGGGGAGTGGCCTGGGAACCAACCGGTTTCTATAGCGGCGGCACCGTGTACGAACTTTCGCCCGGTGTTTACGTCGGCCAGTATCCGGGAGGTTACAACGTCATTAAGACCACAGATCCGGGCGGGATGATTCCTCAATTCCCCGGGATCTCTCAGTCGTACTCCAATCGGGATTTCGTGTGGTGAGAAGACAATGGCTGTATACCGAGTTGATCGCTACGCTAGGACGTTTTATGGGCCGAATCCTGAGGTCCCATCCTTCAATGAGAAAGAATTCTGGGCATACTCGGTCGGCTACGAAGGCATTTTCATCACGTGGGATCTTCCCATGGGCGAGTACGAGGCTTTCCGTCTGGTCGGCTCTCTCTTCGGTTACCCAACGCATCCAGACGATGGCCGGATCATTGTGGAAACAGCCTCCGCTCCTGCATCCGCCGTTGACGAGGAAACGCTTCCTGGACGGTTCCATTACTACGCGATTTTTCTGAAAATCAATGACGTCTGGGTGCGTGCCGGGACAGCGTCGACGCTGCATGTACGCGATTGGTCGATGACCGACTGGATCAAGGAACGTGTGCCGTATCACTACAAGTTGCTGCGTGGAAACCACCTCACGCTGTACGCGGATGAAAATGAACAGCTCATGCGATTCCTTGGCGTGCTTGGTTACGGTCTTGACCGACTCCGTACCTCGTTGAACGCTGCTTTGAACAGCCGCGATATCCAGACCACACATATTTCCACGGTTGGACACATCGCTTACAGCATCGGTGCTGAGATTCCTGAGGGCATCACGCCCACGCAGATGCGTCTGATTACGCTTGATTCGGCCTATCTGGCATCCGAGCGCGGGCACCCGGACACGATGCTGTATTTCGCTAGGGCTGCCACTGGCTGGGACGTGGATCTGCGGATGAGCTGCAACCTCATCCCGTCTTACGACATGGCCGAGCAGATCAATCCTGTACCACCCCAGTGGGATGCCAGCGTCCATTACAGGGTTGGGGATCTGGTCACCGTAGATGGTTTCCTGTACCGATGTGTGGCGGATTCCTACGGGATGGATGAAGCTCCCCCTGGAAACGGGAGCAATAATAGCTGGTGGGAGGTTCATACCGTCGTCCAAGGCGACACCCCGGCATATGACCAGCAGCTGAAAACCCAGCACGGCTGGAGCGGTGTTTCACATACGCAGGGTGTCAACAATAACCAAATCGTCCCGAGGATCGTTCGCGGCGTCCCCCACCCTTTGGATTCCGACAAACGCGACGCGAACGCGTTGACGATTCACAACACCTCCAATATTACGGCGACGGGTTCCGTTTTTTCCCTCCCGCTTGAATCGGGCGACAATTTGGTCGCCGTTAAGTACGGCATCCCAGTCCCCAGAGTTTTTACCTACGATCACGACGCCTCTTACAAACCCGGTGACCTAGTGAATTACCTTGGGCAGGTCTATAAGTGCATTCGACCTGCCAAGGGACATCGCCCTACCCAGCATCCTGAGCGATGGGAGCGTAACAGTTCCGATGAACGTCTGCGAATCACGGTAAGCGCTTACACGCACCAACCACACGGGACGGCACAGGCGACAGCCCAAGTGACCCCGTACGTGGTCTGGTTCGACGAGCTGGGGCGCGAGATAGGCACCGTGGTGGCAGGAGCGAGCACCAGGGTTCTGGACACTTTCAATTCGTATCCGTCGCCCAACGCTCTCGCCCCTCTTGGCGGGCGCGTCACAGATGAGGGCGGTAAGACGTGGGTCGACGTCATTCCTGGGTTCATCCGTGACTCCTATCAGGACGGTGTGGCACGTCCTGAAGACCCGGATGCCTCCCGGAATTTGAGCGTTATTGATTATGGATCAGCTGATGCAACCGTCGCAGCAACATTTGCCACAGAACCTAAAGGCACGCAGAAACAGGCGCTCGTTCTCCGGTTGAGCGATGAGAACAACTACGTCAGGGCAACACGAACCGCGCTGGAAAAAGTGGTCGCCGGAACTGTGACAACGTTGGTCACCTATGCCTCTCCCGTGGTGGACGGCGACCGCCTCACCGTTCGCGTGACCGGGAGCAATTACACCGTTTGGCGGAATAACACGCAAGTGGGAACAGTGACGGATTCGTTTAATTCTTCGGCCACGAAATTCGGGATCGTGGTGGAGGACTAGATGGCGGTTTACAGCAACTACATTAGTAATCCGAGTTTTGAGCTTGGAACGTCGTCATGGAGGGTCAAGCACCCGGAAATCCGGGTTGTTGAGGGTCAAGCTCAGACCACGATTTCCCGTGTGACACAGGGTGCTGTAGCAGGCAGCTACGCTCTTCGTCTGTCCGTTAGAACCGGTGATACGCCCTACCTATACGGAGAATGGGGCGGCGCATACACCATCGTACAAATAGACCCTGCTGCAGGACAGCAATATACGCTGAGCTGGCAGGCAAATAACTTCAGCGTCACCAATGCAGGATCTCCCTATTCGCTTGGCGTCCGAGTCGGTGTGTGGCAGTTCAATAGCCAGGGCAGTATCGTTGTGCCGTGGCAGGACTTTCCGAGCAATAACTTCAACTATTACGATCCTGCGCCACTTGCCACTAAAGCCGCCTCGAAAAGCACGACGCGCCAGACCCTTACTTTCACACCGTCCGCAAGTGCACAGTATCTGCTGATCCTTTTCGAGACCAGCCATAACTACGCACCATACGGCGGACCTGACCAGCTCTACACGGCTACATGCTCTATTGATGCCATAAAGCTAGAGCGGGGAAATGTAGCCACTCCGTACGGTGACGGCTCTTATGCAGGGTGGACGTGGTCTGGAGAACCGCACAACTCACCGTCACTGAAATCTGTCGAGCTTCAGGCATCAGGTTCAGTCTTCGTGACCGGATCTCCGATCGAGATCCGGAGTTTCCTGGAGCTTTCCGCCTCCGGTTCCATATCAGTTACCGGATCTCTGGAAGACATCGATGCCGCAGGTACAGTATCGGCGTCGGGTGATTCGGAAACGGACGGCACCGTCGATATCTGGCTCTACAGCGGTGATCTCGAAGCCGCCGGTTCGGCTACGGCGAATGGCGAGATCGAACTTGCCGCCATCATCGAGATCGAGGCTAGCGGCACGATCACGACCGGAAGCGGACCAGACACACCGAAAGCCGAACTGGTCAAAGCATGGGGAATGCAATCGTCCGGCGGCATCAGCATGGACGGTAGTATCACCCTGCAGTTCCCCATCAACATATCCGGAGCGGTCGGATACGCCTCCGTCACCGGTACGGCGCATGCGGACATCGGGTTGCAGATCTCGGGCGACGCAGCGATGTCGCTGGTCGGTGACCTTGAGCTTACCGGAGCCGTTCCCTATGGTGCCTTTGCCGATTTTTCGATCTTCGGCACTAACGAGGAAGACCCGTACAAATTCGGGGTCGGGCCGACAAACGCCCCGATTGCGTCCGGCGCTCAGAATCAGCCGTGGACGCGCGTCTACGCCGAATTCGTGGCACCTGCCGACCAGCCGACCGGTACCGCTGGTCAGTATGCATGGCGTCGTGGTGCTTACATTGCGGTTGGCTTTCAGTTCGCGAATATGGGCGCGAACTCATACCAGCAGCTTAGTTGTGTGCAGGTGGAGACCTCCCGCTACGGGAACCCTGGTCCACGGGATTACCAGACTCCCCAGACCATCATTCCGATCGTCGTGGCCGACCGCGCCAATTTCGCCAGCGGAGACGTCGAGCCGAGCGACCCTGAGGACGCTGATGTATCGGTCGGCCAGGGCGGTGACAGCCCGGCACCCGGGGAGCTGCGGAAGGAACAGGTATGCACCAAGAGCGCAGCTACAGACACTGTGTTCGTGGCTAACGCCGTCCCCTTCGTCCCTGGGCGGATCGTCACGTTCTCGTGCTGGCTTAGGCCGGGGAGTAACGTCGACGACGTCGCAGTGAAGATCATCAATGCTGATGATCCGAACGACGACATTATCGAACCGGCCTGGTGGTCGACGTTTGAAAGTGATCAAGCGGGTTGGGCACGTGTGCATTTGACGTTCACGGCTCGCGAGCACATGTACGCGCAGTTCGAGGTTTCGGGCGAGGCGAGCTACCCGCAGGTCTTTTCCGTTGCTGGAATCCTGTGGGAAGAAGCGGATCGTGTACGCCCGTACTTCGACATGGAACTAGGAAGCCAAGAAACGTACTATCGGGACAACAGCAACGATCCCACCAGGGGGGTTTTCCGATACAACAACATCGATCTTCGCGAGCCTATCCTGATTCAGGCGCTGCAGGCTCAGGCACCGCTTGGTGTTAGAATCGGATGGCCGGTATACGGAAAGTTCCCTCACCTGGACTAATTACATGGAAGAAGAATAGGGAAGGTTCCCGGAAGAAGCCACTGCTGATACACCGACAGCGGATTCCAGGTAGATTCGGCTATGAAGTGATAGCCAGCCTGGAGCAGGACACTATCAACGATAAAGTCATCTATCGTTACCAGGTCGCGCTTCCGGAACGGATTGGCCCTTGGGAAATCACCGCTGCGGCCAAGGAGGACGCAGTTCTTGCTGTGGAGACGTTCCTTGAAGAGGGACGCTTGGCCTTGCAGCATTTACGGGATTTCATTGGGAGGCTGGACGGTCGGACGTCGTGATCTTCTGAATTACCAAAAACCATCCATATTGGCCTACCGTGAAACCCGG